AGCTACCTCACTACTACTCAGCTGATAGAGAAGATGGATAGCTTGAATGTAGATAAGCACATAGAGATCATGGCAGATTACTCAAGGCCTGAGATAATAGCAGAGATGAATACTGCAGGCTATGATGTGCATAATGCTAACAAGGTAGTTAAGAAAGGCATAGATAACATTAAGACCTTTGGAGTATTCTGTCAGGAGGATAAGCAGATAATGAAGGAGTATGAGAACTATAAGTGGAAAAAAATAGGTGATCAGATTATGGATGAGCCTGTCAAATTATATGATGATGCTATGGATGCTATCCGATATGCTACTACTTACATCAGGCAGGAGTATTATACTGATGACTCTTACTATGCGTTCTAAACAAAAAGCAACTTTAATATAATATAGTTATGAGTGATACATTAAAAGAAATTGCAGATAATCTAGGAGTGACTACAATCAATGGTAGTTATCTTAGTGGCATAGCTGACTACTATGGAGTAGACTTAGCTACCTCTACAGACCTAATGAGAGATATCTTAGTAGAGGTAGGAGGCGATCCTGCTACATCTACTGACTATCTCCAGGACATAGTGCTAGAGTTAGGAGGCACAGTGACAATCAATGGTAATTGGATGGAGGCATGGGAGGCTATCACAGCTGTAGCACCTGCACCTGTTAATACTGTAGCACCTGTAGCATCAGGAGGGACTTATGTAGGTGACTTGCTTACTACTACAGATGGTACTTGGACAGGTAGCCCTACCTTTACTTATCAATGGTATAATGTATCTTTAAGCCAGAATATAGCAGGAGCTACATCTAACTCTCATACCTTAGTAGATGCAGATGCAGGTGCTGACATAATTTGTATAGTCACAGGCACTAATGCTGCAGGTTCAACAATAGCTAATAGTAATAGTATTACTACTCTACCTTTAGCTGCACCTACAAATATAGACCTACCATTTATAGATGATGGAACAACTTACTATGAAGGTAGCACACTTGGTTTTACAGGTAATGTGTGGGATGGTAATCCTGTACCTGTTTTAACTTACCGATGGTTGCGTAATGGTGGAAATATATCAGGTGCTACTGATGATACTTATGACGCAATTTCTGCAGATGTGAATAATGATATATCAGTTAAATGTACAGCAACTAATTCTCAGGGTACAGACTTTGTAATAAGTAACGAAGTATTAATAGATCCATAAAATGGCAACTACAATTATAGCACAGCCTCAGGTAATGATGCCTGCTTACAATCCTATTAAGTATATCATAGATAACACTGATAAGAATGAGCCTGGCTTTAGGTATATATTTAGTATCTATCCTGCTGCAGGATCTCACATCCCTGCAAATGTAGTGGCTCAATATAGAGTACTACCTGTATTCAGTACAGGGTATGGTGAGCAGGATATAAGTAGGCTGATGCAATCATTAGTGACATGGAACTTTACAACAGGTCAAGTCAATGAGTCATGGTATCAATATGATATAGACTTAGGGTATGAGTTTATAGATAACATAGACTATATTACAACTTTACAGGATAACGGTGGGAATGTGAGGATATCATTTACAGCTCATGGATTCGTTGCAGGTGATCAGATAATAATTGCTCAGGATGGTACAGGTCCTGTAGATAATCCTGCACTTGAGGGATTGCATACTGTACTATCTGCTACTGCTAATCAGTTTACTGTCAATGTACTATTCTCTACTATTACTGATTCTACAGCTAATGGTAATGTAAGCTATGCTGATCAGAGAAAGACTCAGGTATTAGATGATGAGCTTATAGAGGACCAAGAGGTATTCAATGGAGCTTATAGCTTAGGCATCTATGCTCAGGGTGCATTCCCATCTGCAGAATATTATGGCACACTAGATCCTAGCTATGCACTTACATCTCTCACGAATCCTAACACAACAGCTACAGCTGCATCTATTGCTACAGGTCAATTATATTTTTTAATGCTTAGAACATATAGTGGAGAGACTTATGATGTTACTTATTATGATTGGAATAATAATCAATTAACCTCATCAACTCCAGCATCAGGTACTACTGATGGATTATATAATTTTGATGTGACTACAGATGTACCATCTGAAACTCCTATCACTCAAAATTTTCGTATAGAAATAAAAACAAGTACTGCTGTCTTTAACTACTACTTTAAATATGACAATAGATGTGTTATCAATGAAGATTATCTGTACTACCTAGATAGAATGGGATCCTTCCAATCCTTTGCATTTCAGCTTAAGACCTATGAGAAAGGACAGATAAGTAGAGAGATGTATAATCAGCATGTAGATGGACAGGTAGTAAGTAATGAATGGGAGTATAGCTCTGATGCTATAGGTAGCAGAACTTATAATATCAATGTATCTAATACTTTAGACTTGAATACTAATTGGATGGACCAATACAATGCTAATAGATTCCAAGAGCTACTGACATCCCCTCAAGTATTCTACTACAATGGCACTGACTATAGAGCTTGCACTATAGACTCTACATCTTTTGAGAACTTTAGACAGCGAAATAAGAATCTAATTAAGCAATCAGTAACTATTAAGCTAGCTCTTAATACTCCTATCAATGGTTAGGATACAACTTAGTACAGGCTACCTAGATGTCAAAGAGGGTACATCATTCCCTCTGAACTTTAGTGTAGGAGATATCAGAGATATATCTAAGAGAACAGGTAACTTTAGTAAGACCATTACTCTAGTAGGCAATAACAATAACAATACTCTGCTCAATCATTACTATGATGTAAACATTCAAGCTGGCACTTTTAATATTAATCAGCTCACTAGCTGTGATGTTATTCAGGATGGTATCCCTGTTATGACAAACGCAACTCTTCAGCTCATTAACATTAAGAAGTCACAGCTCACATCAGCCTATGAGCAGATGGTGGAGTATGAGGTATTGATTAAGGAGGATAGAGGTACATTCTTTACTGACATCTCTAATAAGTATTTGAGTGACTTAGATTTCTCAGACTTAGATCATGCAGTAGATCCTACTGTAGTGATTGATAGCTTTAATAATGTTTTAGCAGATGGCTATAAGTATGTGATGCCATTTAACATAGACAATCAATATCAGTTTAATTGGTTTAAGCCTGCTATCTATGCTCAGACTTACTTTGATAGAATCTTTGCTACAGCAGGATATAGTTATACTTGGGATGGATTAGAAGATGCGAACTTTGATAAGCTATTGATACCATACAATGGTGATCAGAATGTAGTGGATTGGAGTGATGCTAAGGTAGTGGAAGATGGAGTATTTGATTTTACTAAAACATTTGCAAGTCAATTTCAAGAATTTTTTAAAACAAATATCAATACAGGATGGACTGAGATATCAGATCCTAGTAATTTATTTAATACTAGCACAGGAGAATACACTACTCCTCAATGGGTAGGATTAGGCTCAGGTGAATCTTATGTTTATACTGCAACTATAACAGGTACTGTACAGATAGAGAATGTAAGTGCATCAAATTTATATGTCACAGGCTTTGGTAATAAAAGAGCTTATGTGCCATTTTTTGCAGTAAAAGTAGGCACTCATCTAAATACCATTTGTCAATCTTCTAGTGGTTTAATTGTTAATTATCCATCAGGTAGCCCATTCCCTGCTAATAGTTTTAGCAGTACTTATACCTTTACTGAGGTCTTTACTTTTAATGCTACTACTGATGGTATAGTAGGAATAGATATAAATGATATACAAATAGTACAAGCAGGAGTAGATATTAAAACACTTAACGCAAATGGTACTATAAATTTTGCTAGTGGTAATCCAGGTCTAGCTTTTTGGCAAAATTCAGCAGGTAATTTTAGTGGCTCAGCTCCTAGCATCATCCTAGACCTCACATCCATAGACCTAACAATCCGCCCATCTGATAACATCCCATTGAACAGTGGTATCACTACCATGAATACCTTTATCCCTGAGAAGATTAAGCAGTCTGATTTCATTAAGAGTGTATTTATGATGTATAATCTTTATGCTACTCCTGATATTGAGAATGAGAATAACCTAATACTAATCGCTAGAGATGAGTACTATGATTCAGGTAAGGCTGTAGATTGGACCAACTTACTAATGAAAGACAAAGAGCAGTCTATGATCTTTATCCCTGAGCTTAACAATAAGAAGCTAAGACTTAGCTATAAGGCAGATACTGACTCACCTAATACAGTTTATACTGATGTCACTAGAGAAATCTATGGACAGGTAGAGGTAACATTTGAGAATGAGTATGTAAAAGGCATAGATGTCAAAGAGCTTATCTTCTCACCTACTCCTGTACAGCCTACAGTATTCGGTGCATTCCTACCATTACTAAATGGTGCAGCACCTAAGACTAACATAAGAATACTATTTGATAATGGACAGGTAACTGCTCAGGAAGTTGATATACTTTCAGGATATGATACAGTAACTTCTACAGGCGGTAAATATCCATACCTCTCACATTTTGGAGGACCTGATCCCTTTAATCCTATCTTTGATATTAACTTTGCAGAATGTCAATACTACTATTATCAGGTATCTCAGAACACTAATAACAATCTTTACAATAAGTATTGGAGGAGAACAGTAGCTCAGATTAATGGTGGCAAGCTATTGACTGCCTACTTTTATCTTAGAGAGACTGACATCCAATACATGGAGCTGAATGATAAGATAAGGATAGACAATTCATGGTGGAGTATTAATAAGATTATAGATTACAATGCTAATGACTTAGTGCCTACCAAAGTAGAACTAATAAGCCTAGAGACTGAGATAGATTTGCCTGCATTCTTTGGTGGAACTATCACTCCTGTAGGACCAGGTAATGGTACTCAGATTCAATCTATAATGGAAACCTATAGAAGTACTACTAATGTCACTACTAATAACAATGACTCTATAATCATAGGCTCAGGTAATGTGGTAGCTGATGGACTTAGAGCCTTAGTAGTAGGTAATAATCACACTGTAGAGAATAATGGCATAGCTACTACTAATCTTACAGTGACTAGCACTCTCAATGGTAGAGCTGTCAGTGACATCCTACCTACCTACACTAAGTACATAGCTTTGATTAGTCAGACTAGCATTTCAGCACCTACAGTCATAGAGCTAGAGAATACTATAGGACCTATAGTTTGGACTAGAAATAGTACAGGTCTATATTATGGTACACTAGCAGGAGCTTTTACTTTAAATAAGACCTATGTAATGATTAATCAAGTACTGCTAAATGGCATAGTAATGGCATATAGATTTAGTAATAATCTTATTGAGGTGGTAACTAGTGATCTAGCTAGTCCTACTGCAGCATTACAGGATGGCTATCTTTTATACAACACCCTAGAAATCAGAGTATATGAATGAAGTAGTAATACCCCTTAAGATACAGGGCATAGCTCAGATGAAAGCTGAGTTAAGAGAATTAAAAGGAGCTATAGCTAGTGCTACTGATCCTGCACAAATGGCTGCACTTGCTCAACAGGCAGGTGTACTTAGTGATAAGATTAAGGATGCTAATGAGGCAGTAGCTGTATTTGCATCAGGCTCTAAGTTTGAACAGGTAAGCAATGGACTTGGAGGTATAAAAAGCTCATTGATGTCATTGGACTTTGAAGAGGCAGCAGAGAAGTCTAAGACTTTTGCTACAGCATTAGGTGGTATAGGTAAGGCTGACATAGCTAAGTCAATAGGTGGTATTACTAGTATGATAGGTACACTATCAAAAGCATTCTTTAAGTTAGGACTTACTATCTTAATGAATCCTATATTTTTAATAGTAGCAGCAGTAGTAGCCATCATAGCTGTCATAGCTCTAGTACTTAAATCCTTTGGAGTATTAGATGATGTGATAGCTGCACTAATGGCTCCTGTTAATGCTATGATTGCAGCGTTTAAAGCAATGACTGATTGGCTAGGACTTACATCCTTTGCAGCAGAAGATAATGCAGAAAAAACTGCAGCAGCTAATAAGAAAGTAACAGAGTCATCTAAAGCAAGAGAGGCTCAAGTATTAGGAGCTTTGGGCAGAGAAATTAATGAACTTAAAGCTGCAGGAGAAGATACTACTAAGCAAGAGGAGGAAGTAAGTAATACTAAGATAAGAGAGGCTAATAAAAGAAAGAAAGCAGCTCAAATAGATTTAGAAGCTACAAAGCAATTAGATAGTAGATACAATGTAACAAGACTTGATGAAATAAAGAAACAGATAGCAGCTGAAAATGATATAATAAAGCAAGCTAATAGTGATAAAGTTGTAGCTAAAAACTCTGCCAATAAAAAAGAAGTAGATGACTTAGCTGCTGACAATAAAGAAGCTATTGCTAAACAAAAAGCTATTAATGATAAGTATGCAGCAGCAGATAAAGCATCAATGGAACAAATTGCTGCAGCTAGAAAGATAGTAACTGATTCTACTAAGACTGCTCAACAGGTAGAGCTAGATGATTTGGCTGCTACCTATAAAATAAAGATAGCTACAGCTACTAAATATAAGAATGATACTACTGCATTAATAGAAGGTCAGAAGGTACAAGAGGCAGTTATTAATAAAAAGTATACAGATGCAGCTAAAGCAACTACAGATGCAGATAATCTAAAGAGAATAGCTGATGAGGATGCAGTATTCTTAGAGACTCAAAGATTACTATTAAATGATACTGAATTTAAAAAGTTACAAGCTACTCAAGCAGCAGAGGCTAAGATGAATCAGTTTAGTTCTAATGCTGAAATAGTAAAAGGATTAGAGAAAGAACTAGCTCAAGAGATTATAGATATTGATAAAGATGCACAGGAAAAAAAGACTGCAAAACTTAAAGAGGAGAAAGATAAGCAGGATAAAATTATTGAGGAATCAAGACAGAAAGAAATAGCTGCTATAAAAGGAGGATTAGATATAGCAACTGATGCACTTAATGGTCTTAACTCTCTTACCAATATAGGCATGGAGGCTAAGCTAAAGAATGTTAAGAAAGGTAGTAAAGAGGAAGAGAAGATATTAAGATCTCAATTTAAACAGCAGAAAGCAATGCAGTTAGCAATGGCTGCAATCAATGGAGCTCAAGCTATTCTAGCTATATTGACTGTGCCTGACTTTACTCTAGGAGTAGCATCAGGTATAAGGATAGCAGCAGCAGTAACAGCAACTGCAGCAAGTATTGCTACTATTGCAGGTACTCAGTTTGGAGGAGGTGCAACAGCTCCGACTACACCTGATGTAGGAGGAGGAGCATCCACTACAGCAGTAGCTCCAGCATCAGGTCCTAATCTATTTGGTAATGCCAACACAGGTAGCCAAGTGACTGCAGAAGGTGGCTCTAATAACATAACAGTAACAGCTATAGTATCTGAGACTGAGATAACATCTTCACAGAATCATATTAATAACATACAAAATAATTCAGTATTATGATAAGCTATCAATCCATAGTAGATAAGATTGTCACATTCTATGACAATCACCTGCAAGTTAAAAAGGTAGGCTCAGACTTTAAAGAGCAAATGGTAAACTTTGCTACTGCAGATGAGAAGTATCCATTGGTCTATGTAGTACCTACAGGAGTTACTCCCTATGAGAATGTTACTATCTTTAATATAGAGGTGTATTGCTTTGATATCATACAGATGGATAGAGCTAACATCACTACTATTCTAAGTGATACTCAACAGATACTCCAGGACCTATACCTAGAGTTTACATTCTCAGATGACTATGATTTTGATATAGATGGACAGCCTACATTCATACCATTGAATAATGATCTACTAGATTATGCTGCAGGGTGGCAGATGAATCTTTCAGTAGTGATTAAGTCA